ACTCCGCCCTGCTTATGCCCATCTCGTTAAAGGGTCCCCCGTGCCCAAGCGGTAAACTTGGACGCGGTAGTCAATTCTGCGGCCTAGACCCTAATGGCCGCTATATCCGTGTAACCTGAAGCATGCTCCCGATCACGGCATCGGGTTCAGCCTGACGACCTTATCAGGTCGTCAAGATTTCAAGGAACCTCAAGTCTAAGACTTTCCGCAGAGAGCGTCGGCGATCAACCCGACCCTTTACTCTTACCGTACTGAAAAGTAAACGGCTGAGTGCCCTGCGGAAAACCCTAGACTTTCAATGAACCTATTATACGCAGGTTCACGGAAACTGTACCCCCTTTTTTCAGGGCCTCGATTCCCCACGCCCCCCAGACGGTTGCCGCCGCCTAGAAAAACCGATTCTCTTCGATTTCTTTGGCGTACTCGTTGTCGGCCAACACCTGCGCCGACATCCCCACGACGGCGACCCAACCGAGTCGCCGCTGGTTCGGCGTCAGCACCATGCCGTGCTTTCGCAGGCACGCATCGTCCCCGACCGACCCGCACTTGGGGCACTCGGGGCATTCGCAGTCGGCCACGTCCACGCCGCAAAGGGCGCACGGGCCTTCGCCACCGTCGAGATCGTGGTTCGAAACGCCCGGGGGAAGGGACCAACCGAAAATGCCCATAACGCCTCCTGATAATCGTCGCGGCTACAGCATCCAGACGGTCGTGGGCTTCGCGGAAAACCGAAAAAGCGAGCGACGATTTCCGGTTTTTCTAGGGTGGGGCGACCGTCTGAATGGTGTAGACAATTCTCAAGGAGGCCATGATGGGCTTTCGCTCGGACATTCTACGGATGCGGGACAAGCAGGCCGCGCTCGCGCACGTCGAGCGCGTCGGTAAGGGCGTGCGCGTCCTGATCGACACGGCTGACCCTTCCCGCGTCGAGCGGGCAGAGGGGATCACGGATCGGGTGAATCCGATTCGTGATAGTCTGAGCGAGGTCGCGGCGACGGTGGCGGGTTCGAATCCGAATGACGGCTACATGGTCGTCATTCGCTTCGGGCACGTTGCCCGTAGCGCGTGCGAGTGCCCCGACTTCGGGCGCACGGGGCCGTGCAAGCACGTCATCGCGGTCGCGGAGTCGTGGCTTGAGCAGGTCGCCCGCCCGACGTGGCGGGAACTGAAGCGCGGCTAACTTGGCTATATGAAAGTGACGTATCATGGATACGTTCGACGAAATCGAAAAAATCAAGCGGGCAATCCGGTCGTCGCACGCGGTCATGTTCAACATGAACACCGTGGACGTGGACTTGGATGACAATCACCTGCCCGTGTTCAAGCCGCGCAATCGCGGGGTAAAATCAAACGAACCCATTAAGGACGAATCCCCGCGTAAGACGTGATTCGTTCTAGCAACTGCTATGAACGTACTCGTGCTCAACTTCGTCTATCGACCGATTGCCGTCATGTCGTGGCAAGAGGCGATCACGACGGTTTACAGCGGGCGTGCTGAAATCGTCGAGCATTACCCCGACAGGGTAATCCGCTCGGCTACTCAAGAATGGCCGATGCCCTGCGTTGTCCGATTCTTACGGAAGAAGACCGCACGCTGGTTCAAGTGCGAGCCTCGGTTCACGCGCAAGAACGTGTGGATTCGTGACAGGGGCGTATGCCAATACTGCGGCAGGACCGTCCTACTGCGGCAGTTCACCCTCGACCACGTCATGCCGCGCTCTCGCGGGGGCAAGACGGAATGGGGCAATATCGTTGCGGCGTGTGACCCGTGCAACCAGAAGAAGGAAGCACGGACGCCGCAAGAGGCTAAGATGAACCTTCGGAACCCACCGCAGGCTCCGAAGGTTCTACCCGTCGTTAACGAGTCTAACGACCCGGCCCTAAGCCACGCTATGCCCGATCAATGGCGGGCATACTTAGGGTGAAAATCAGGCTTCGGTTTCTTCATCGGCGAGGGCGAAGACCATCTCCTCAAAGTCGCCAGCGTTCATCTTCTTGACGCGCTCTTGCGCCCTTTGGAAGTCCTCGGGGGAATCGTACTTGCTGCGGTCCATGTTCTTGAGGAACTTCTGCTTCCGTTCCTCGGGAGACATGCGCTTCTTGGCGTTCTTGTCGGCAAGGCTATTAGCCTGATCCTTCAAGTCCTTCACTTCGTCGTCTTCCAAGTCGTGCTCAAGAGCAAGAGACTTGACGTTTTGGGGGACGTTCTTGAAGAGCTGCTTCTTGTACGTTTTGCTCTCTTCGCCGTGACCCGTGTTCACAACACGGGCTTCCCAATCCTCTCTGGAAAGAGGCTTCTTCCCCTGAGACTTCTTCTTCTCAAGGTACTTGTTGTAGTCGGGCTTGGCTAGGTGCATCAAGCCCGCGATGATCGCACGACGCAGGGAGTCACCCTGCGGCAATGTCGAAGCAACGCGAACCAGAGCCTTACGGTCTTGATTGCCCATCATCGGAAGTGCCTTTCAATACTCGTTGGGGAGCATCACAATAGGACGCTGCTCCGGATTACGCACGCAGTAAAGTTTGATCGCGGGCAAAGGGAAGTCGGTGTACGGGATTCGCTGCGAAGCGATCTTGTTACCATCCCCGTTATCAGCGTAAAGCAACGCGCCGCTACCGGACTTACTGCGCTTCAGGTTCCACACCTGAAATTCCTCGGCGGCAACACGGCGACTCGCCTGGTGAGACGCAATCGCGTCCACGAGCCACCATGACTGAGCCTTTTCGCAAAGGTATTCCACGCCGTCCGTGATCAAGACCGGAGGGAGCCCCGTCTTGGTATAGCCACCGCCACCAGAGAAACTGCGAAGTTCGGACAACAACTCAGAGGGGTCAACGGCTGCGTCTGCGGCAAGCCGTAGAACCGAATGGCGGGCTGCGGAACCCGCAGGCAACGAAGCGGCCAGACGAATCAAAGACTTCTTCATGGTGAACACCTTAGAATCCAAAAGGGTTGTACTAAAGCAAGTCCTATAAAGTCCCTAACGCGGGAACCATCCCCTCACGAACGCCGAAGTCATCTTCTAGCGCGTCCCAATGAATCACGAACCCGTGCCCATCCCAACCTATGTACCTATGAGCGAGCAGGTAGAGAAAACGGGCTGCGATGGTATACGGGAGCAACGTGAATGTCCCGAAACCGAACGAGTTGAGTAGCAACCCAAAACCCGACCCAGGCAACGACGCCAAGAAGTCGGGAAAGGTCATTCTCCCCGCGACAGCATCGGTCAGGGATTTCAAGTCCCACTCGAACTCGGTCACGTTGAGCCATACCCAAACGTAGATGCCCAACATGGCGACCCCCATGATGCGGGGTGCCTGCTGTCGAAGCAGCTCACCGAAGTCGGCAGCTTTCTTCGCCACGGACTCCACGGCCCGCTTCAATCCAGGAGCCTTGTCCAAAATCTTGCTGATCAGGTCATTGAAACTGAACAGCTTGCCCTTGTCCAAAGTGTAGAGTTTCAGGGGCCACGAGTCGAACATCTTGTGGATCGCCGAACTCAAGGCTTTCTTGGCGGCATCGGCAAGACGCTTGATAGCACTAGGAACGTCTGCAAGAGAGTTGATGCCGACGGTCTTCTTGAACGACTCCCAAAGAGCGGGAGCCTTCTTGAAGGCGTCCACGATCTGCCCGAGCTTGCGCGTTAGTCCGACGAAAGCGGTTTTCTGCAAGCCCCTAGCGTCACAGAAGTTCTCGGCGAGGGCAACGATGACTTCTGGCGGGAAGTTCGCGTTCGCACAGACGTTCCTCGCGGCAACGCGAAACATCTGCTTTCGGATAGCGGCTCGTCTCTGAAGGCTCATGGCTACTTACCCGTTTGATAAAGCCGCTAACGCTGAAAACAAAAAAGCCGTCGAAGGTTGCCCCTCGACGGCTTCATTGTGGAATCCCTGTAACCCCATTTTCAGGGGTTACAGTTCACAATCACGCGCGGGTGATCGTGAGGCGGGACAGACCCTTGGGGTTGTACGCGCCGATACCGAGGTTCTCGAACACCGAGAAGCCGATGGTGCGGGCCTTCGGATCGTCAGCGGAGAGGACCGTCAGCTCGGTACGGACGGGGATGCGACCGAACATTTCGGGCTCGCACGTCGCGTACACGGTGCCGACCGGAACAAGACGGCTGACGATAACCTGCGCGCCCCAAAGCGTAGCCATAAGGCCCGTCTTGAGGAGGTCACGCTGGCTCTCGATGTCGAGAATGTCACGACCGAACTTACGGAGGTCCGTGTAGTCCTGCGCGTTCATGAACACGCGGGCAACGCGGAGGTCGTGACGCTCGATCAGACCGTAGGCGTCGGCGAGAACCGCGCCGCTGATCGGGGCGACAACCGGAATGTCCGGGTTGATGCCGCCAGCGACGGAGTCAAAGCCCGACGTGGCAATCGCGTCGAGAACCGAGAAAACGCGCTCGTCTTCCGCAGCCTGGATCTGGGCGCGGGCGAGGTCCTGAGCGCGCTCAATGAGGTCGTAACGACGCTCCTTGATCTGCGTCAGGGGGATCTCGGGGTTCGACGCAATCTCGAACAGGGGGAAGATGACACGGCGCGGCTTGGTGATGGCGACGATGTTCTCGCCTTCCTCACCAACCACGAACGCCGTCACGTCCGGGTCCTTGTCGTAGATCGGAAGCGCGCCGTCCGGCAACTGCTCGACGAGGAAGGTCTTGCGACCGACCGCCATATAGTCGCGGCGAAGACGGAGCGGCTGAGTCATGGAGGCAGCGAGCTTCGCACGACCCGTCGGGGTCGAGATGTACTCGCTGATGAGCTTCTGCTTGACGCTATTGTCGATAGACATTTTGGTTAGCCCTTCCTATCAGATTCGCTGGTCGTAGACGATCTCGGGCTGAACCGAGTCGGCGGGCATCTTGAGAACCGCAAGGAGCGTCACGCCCGCAGCGGCCTGCTCAAAACGGTTATTGTCGGCAGCGACGTTGGTGATGTAACCGTTCTGAGAGGCGTACAGGAAATCACCCGTGGTGTAGGCGATAGCCGCGCCCGTATTAAGGTTCTCCGTCTCATAAAGGCTATTGCCGTAGGTGCCCATCGCGGACACATACGGGCCAATGCCCGACGCAGGCCCAGGGGTGTTCTCGTAAGGACGACCCACGGCGTTGTTGATGAAAAAGCCAAGGGGACGGACACCGCCGACGCCCACGGCGGTAGGGCCACCAACATAGTTGGAGCCAACGTCAGCGCGGGTGAACGAAATCGAACCACCGAGCACGCCGAGAACCGCCGTGTTCATGCCAGCCGACTGCGAAATCGTGCCAGCTCCAGTCACCTTCGGAGGATTGGTCTGCGTGAAAGCATCGTCCGTCAGGATGCCGACGGTATTGCGAATACCGACGTGCAGAATCCGGAGGGCCGAAGAGCTCTCGGTCCAATCCCCACTCGCCTGTCCAAGCAGAGGCATAATGTCTCCTGTCTCTCT